GTTTCCCAGTCACGATCACAGCGGTTATAGAAGCTGGCCTATAATAGTAATGAAGCTCCATAGTTAAAGCAGAACTTGGAGTTGGCGCTAATATAAAAGCGGTGTCATCCCAATCGGCATAGTATATGGGAATACCTGACGTAGCGGGATTAGGTGTAAAATCTTGTAAAAAGGTTGAGTGTTTATACAATAAAAACTCATTACTAGATCCATTAACAACACTTAACGATAACGGAGAAAGTATATCCAGAGGCTTTGTTAAAAATTTATTGTTTTGTTGAGTTGTACCCGTAGTGTATTTTCTAAAAACGTCAAGCTGAACTTCTTTAAAAATTCTTTCTTCTGCGTTTATAATAAACCTAGATAACTGTGATACAAAAGTAGACTCTGTATTTTCTGTGTAATCTTGTATCGCTGTTTTTAAAGTTCCAAATGTATAAGCCATGTTAAGCACTCACCGTTACAGGACCAGCGGAAGCAAAAGAACCGCCTCCTTGAACACCGCCAATTGTCCCTGTTTCACTAGATCCACTACTAGAAATATCTATCGTGTAGTCGTATCGAACAGTATCTCCGTATACTTGTGTTATAGCATAACCAGTACTAAACTCCAAAACGGTAGATGTAAAACCATCGAAAGCTTCAGTGTTTCTAAAACGAATAATGTCTCCTACAGATCTATTACTGCCGGGTTCTGTAATTCTAACAATAGATGATCCTACATTAACAGACTCAAAAGGATTGTTTGGTAATAAAACTTCTACGGGTGGTTCTGTTCTATCGGGTCTAGCAAAACGTAAAGCTTCTGGATCTGCTACAGCACGTCTGGGGCTAAGTTGAGGTTGTTTAATTTCAAACTCATCTTTTCCTACCATCATACCTGTCCATTCTTTTACTAAATCTCTCATTCGATACGCTCTTCCAGAACGATCAGACAACCCCATTGCGTATTTACCTGAAGCATATTTAGGCATCAGGATACACTCAACGAAGAATATGTTGGAACAAGTCGTAAGGCTGTTCTTTCTCCGTCCTCAGAGGCTGCTCTTTGAAACTCTTCTTCATAAATATCTTTAAGCATACCTATTCTATCTGGCGCTTTTTTTACAGATAAGTAATATGCTAATCCAGCCGTTAAACACGGTAAAAATCTAAAAGGTATATCGGCATCATTTGTAGCTACGTCTGCATCTTGTATGCGTCTTACCCTGTAATAAACAAGTTGATCGGTAGAGTTTTCAGGGGTTGACCATATAGAAATAGTTGGCGTTATCTGCCTGTCTATATAAAACTGAGAAGCTTTCCCTTGAGTTGTCTTATCAGGAATACCTATATAATCTGAACGTCCAATTCTAGTAAGTCCTATATCACTACCACTTCGTCTTACAACAACTTCTAAAACATCAACCGTTGACTGAACATCAACAAGACTAAAGTTAGTTGTAACAGTTGTGGTAGCTCCACTTGAAGAACCCGTAATAGTTTCTGTTGGTGTAAAATCTTCTGTAGGAACGGTAACAGTAAGTGTTGTGGAGGAAGGTTTTGTTATGACCCCAGCAGTAGATCCGCTAGTACCTCCAGTAATAGTTTCTCCTACAGAAAAGCTACTTGTAGCAGCTACTGTTAAAGTAATAGTTCCTATTGGATATGTCGAAATAGAAGATGTAGAAGAAAGTTGAGCTAACGTTTGCGTTAACTCTTCTACGGTCCAAAGATTTAAACCTCTATTTGCCCAATCAGCAAATAATATATTTAAAGATCTTCTAGCAGTGAGAGAGTCGTATCCTGTACGAAGTTCAAGCCCACATCTCTCAAAAGCTTCTTCTGTAATCTCAGCCATGTTTAAATTAAAATCAGACGATCCAGAAGTTGCCATGTTTATCTCCTTAAAGGATTATATCATCCTTTCATTAACGAATCTATTTTATTCTCTAATCGATCAAATCGATCATGTAGTCTGGTTATATCTTTTGCAAGATCGTCTTTAGAAACATAATCTCTAGCTACTTCTTCTCTTGTTTTGTTTAAAAGAATATCTAAACGTTGAACTGTAGCGTGATGACTTTTAAGAAAGAAAAGAGAAATGGCCCCAGCTAATGTGAGAATACCATTCCACATATATGAGGTCATTTCATCCATCTTAATACGATTTAGCAACTTCTATAACAATGCTGTAAGTATCTCCTGAAGAATGTCCCACTGTAGTCAGTAAGATATCTCCAGTAACGCCACTTCCAGCATAATTAGGAAGTCCAGTAACTTGATCTGAAAGATCTATAGTATCGGTATAATCTGCTGGTAATCCTATCGCAACGACATTAGTTGTTGCGTCATATAAAAGAGTTACCGACATTCCCACAGTTGAAAAAGTAATTTTACTGATACTAATAGAAGTTATTGCATCGCCTTCAGCATTAGTTGAAAGAGTTGACATATCAATTTTTTTAACTGCCGACTCTCCCGTTCCATCACTAAGGTTAGTTAGGTAAAAAACAGCTTTTTTAGGACCGTCCTGTAGTTTTTCTATGTTGACCGCATCTGCCATAACTTACTCCTTAATCACCTTACACATTAATTAAGCTACTTGTACATACTCAATTATAAAGGTAAAAGAGCCAGCCGTAGTAGCATTTACAGTATTGGTAATATTACAAAAGATGGTGCGTTCTGCTGATGTGTACTGCACAGAAGCAGGAGCAGTAGTAGCGTCTTGGGTTTGAAGAACAAGAGATGTTACCGTAACGTTTCCGATAACAACAGTTGTACCCCCATCCAATATTTCATCAGTCTGAGCGGCAACAATTTGAGCACCAGAACTCGATGTACCAACTTCATAACCAATATCACCAGTACCAATGACGGGTGCTGTAGCACAAAAGATTTTAATATCTGTTATGATAGTGTTAGCAGGTTGAGTAAACTCACCAATTGCCGGACTATCTCCAGCAGTAGTGTTAACTGTAACACCAGTAGCAAAACCCACATGCTTAATATATTTATCTGTAACAATTCCTGTTGAAGCAATATCAAAAGTAGTGGTTTCAGCGCCTGTTGTGGCGTTAGTGTTGATAACTTCAAAACCGTTTTCGGAGCGGACGGGACCGCTAAAAGTTGAATTACCCATAATAGGTTACTCCTTACAAAGTATGCGACTCTATAGTCTTGTAAGCGTCTGCTGGGGCAGTCTATAAAGTCAAAAATCCCAGAAAATAAGGAGAGAGTTTCCCCTCTCCTTAATTCAATTAAGCACCGGGCGATCCGAAGATACCGCGAGGATCTGACCAACCAAACGCATAGCGTTCTCTAGCCTTATACCTTACGTTACCTGTATCAAAATCACCTTCCATAGAGGTTCTTACAGGGGTTCTATTGAAACCCTTCAAACCATTTGGTGCGTCAGTCATGATGAAAAACGCATCAGGATCTAAAAGAAAATGGTTAACGCTATACCCGTCTGGAAGCATACCCATGTTCCTAACGGCGTTAACATCATTATCTGCTGATCCTGGGCGAAGTGTAGATTCTAACAAACGATCAGTCGTAAACTGAAGTTCTTTTGGAATAATCATTTTCATTCCTCGAACTGCAATTTTAAGACCTCTTTCGTCAACAAACCCAGCAATATCAATCAAAGACTGCTCAAGGCTAGTCTCGTTAAGATCTGCTGCTGTTGCTAGTTCGTTACGAAAAGTGTTTCCGCTGGCAAGCGTATGAACTGTTGAACATAGTTCAAGTCCATCACCACCAGTAAAACCATTGTCAAACGCATTGTTAAGAATAGATGCTCCTTTTACCTCTTTAGTTTGGCTCATACTACGTGCCAAAGCTTTAGTGTAACGAGAAGCAAGACGATCATAAAGATTGTCTTCTACAGCTTCCTCAGTAATGGAGAATGCCAAAGCAATTGTCTCCATCGTGTATCTAGCTGTATACACCTCCTGAGCGTCATCAAAAGTTACTGCTGACCCTTCAGATTTAGTCGGTGCTGATCCAAAACCGGATAACATGACTTCTTCCTCAAAATCCGATCGTGACTGGGAAAC